AGCGCGGTGGTGTCAGCCACATCGACCACACCTGCCGCCGAGACAGACATCACCAGGTGCATACCAGCAGTGGACGGGTTACCGCCGCTGAAGGTGGTGCGGAAGATGATGTCGCCAGGCTTCAGGATCGAAGCGACTGCGTTGAAGTAGCCGCTGGTGTCAACCGTAGCGGCGGCATCGGTGGTTTGGTAAGCGAAGACCTGGGGAGCATTCCCGGCCTTCATCTGACCACCCACGGTCACGAAGTTGTCAGCAACGAAAGGCATTTTCAGACCCTCCTAATTAGGCTGCAGCCGCAGTGTCGCGGGCAGTGATCTTGACGATACCCTCGGCGTCGATAGCCACAGCGCCAGCGGAGAACAGGGCATTGACAAGCCAGCTGGTCTTCTCAGCGATGTAGTTGATCTCGGTCTTGGGAGCGATGCCTTCTGCGTAGCCGATAGCGTCGCGGTGGAAGGCGTACAGGGTGCGGTCATTCGAACCGTCGATGGGCAGGCCACCTTCTGAGCGGTCGCCCAGGATGTGGAACTGGAAACCCATGAAGGTCGAGATCTCGCCTTGCACCAGAGCCTTGACGGTGTTGAAGTCCGAGCTGGTCACCGAGGTCTGCTCCAACATCGCGGCCAACGAATTGGCGTGGATGATGATGTGACGGCCTTCGGAGGGCACATTCTTCGCGTTAAGGATCTTGGCAGCTTCGCGCAGCTTGGCGATGTTCATGTTGGTGGTAGCGCCACCAATAGAGTTCGCCACGGTGCCGGTGCCGGATGCAGCGTTCAGTGCGTCAAGAATGATTTGGTCTTGACGGCGACCGATAGCGGCACCAACCACTTGCACAAGCTCAGAGCGCTCGTCGAAGTTGACTTTGGCCTGCGAGAAGATGTCGCTGTACTCAGCGGCATTCCAATCGGTCAGGGTTGCAGTCACGGTGGAGAAGCCCACATTCATGGGCGTGACATCGGTCTGAGTGACGCGAGCAGTAGCCACGCCGCGACCGACTTTGGGAAACTTAACAGTGGAGCCTTCGACACCACGACGCTGACGCACAGCGCCCACCAGCATTGCTTTGCCCTGGTAAGCCTGTTTGACCTCAGCATCGAAGAGCGTCACAAAGGCGTTCGAGAGAGAAACGCTCATTTGGATTACCTCATTCGGTTGGTTGATCAGGGTTTATCGCGTCGGTGAGCCTGGAAGCCAGGGCCTTTGCTTGCTGCTTACGGCAGCCACTCGCCGGTATCTCGCCGTGGTCAGGGCCGGTTACCCGGTTGGCCTTGGATTTGATTGTATGACGATTTGTCAAAGATGCAACAGTGATGGTTGCTTTTTGGACAAAAAAGACCCGGCACGGGGGCCGGGTCAATGGCAACTGCCTTGCGGCAGACCTTGGAGTAGACAAACTTACTGTGCGTATTGTTGGAATAGCCGCTCCACTTTTTGTCTGAAGGCGGGGTCGGTTTTGTACTTGGGATCGCCCACCATCGAGTAGAGCTCCTCCTTCGTCGGCGCTCCTTCCATTGGGGCCGACTCGATAGGCACCCGGCCCTCGTAGGCCTCGCGGATCTTCATGAGCGCCCGCAGCCCCTTGGCCGTGCCACCCATGACCTTGAACTCCTCGAAGTCATCGGTGCCCCAGACACCCTTGGAGACCAGGCCCCTGGCCCAATCCACCATACCGTTGACGATGGCCTGGCCATTGGGGCCCAGCGCGTTCATCTCTGCCTTCACATCAATCTCTGGCGCGGTTTGCACGGCCAGCTGGCTGGCGATCTTGTCGAAGGCTGCCTGGCTGAGACCCTCTTCTTTGGCCATGTCCACCAGGGCCTGCGCCAGCGGGTGAGCATCAGGGTTTTCACCTAGCGCTTTGAGGTCATACTTGCCTTCAGCGGGGGCCTTGTGTTTGCCCTGGCTGATCTGCTTCCGCAGGTCTGACCACGATTTGCTCATGGCCTCCAGGTCGGCCTCGCCTTTGTCGGCATTCCAGAAGTTCTCTGGCAGGTAGTCAGGGCGCGTCTTGGGGGCACCCGTGTCGCTGGCGGCTGCAGCCGGATCGGCGCTGCCTTTGTGGTCGATCTCGACCTTGTCAGGGTTTGCGTCAGGTTTGCTGGGGTCTTCGGGGGTCACATTGTCCAGTAGGCCAGTGTTACCACCGGGCTGGTCGTTGGTGTCGCTCATAGGTTCCTTGCTTGGTTGATCCGCGCCATGATGTCCCTCACCACATTCCTGCACCCTTCGGCATAGAAGGCGTGGGAGGGGTCAGTGCCCGGCACGGCAATGGGCACATTCACATACATATCGACCAGCCACTTGAGCAGCTTCTGGCCATCCTCGTCGCCGAAGACGCGCAGGCACAGCCTGGCCATGTCTTCGCGCTGCTGGCTGGCCTCGCGGATGTCTGGCGCGACCGGGGCCTCTAGGTCATCCCATCCGCTCATGCCGGTGCTCCTTGCGGTGCGGTCAGTTGCGGCTGCTGGGCCTGCTGTGCCATGGCTGCCTGAGCGGCCATCGCCTGAGCCTGCTGTGCGGCCTGCTGCTCGATCAGGAAGGCCCGCTCGGCAGCGTCATTGCGAAGCGCTGCGGGCACCCCGAGCTTGTCGCCCAGGTAGTCGATCATGTCGCCCATCTTGATGGCCACCGATCCCTCTGGGCCCATCTGCTGCACGATCTGCGCGAACTGCAGCGCACCGTTGACCTCGTCCATGGCCTGCGCGTTGGCCAGGGGGCTGACGGGGCTGACCTTGACCTCCAGGCCGTTGACGCGCAGCGGCAGGTCGATCAGGCCGCGCTCGTCCATGACCTCGAGGATCTTGGCCACCAGCGGGATCATGGTCTCGTTGATGAGGCGACCGAAGGCCGAGCCGAGGTTTTGCGAGAGCTCCTTCATGCGCTCCACGATCTCGGTGGCCGAGCGGGCGCTCATGTTCTCAGGCGGCAGCGACTCATCGAGCAGGATGCGCTTCACATTCTGGCGCAGGTCGTTGATCACCAGCTGCGTCACATTGAAGTCGCCAGAGCGGGGCAGGGCCTGCAGGGCAGGGCCTTGGGGGCCACCGTTCCTGGCCACGGGGATGATCGCGCCGGGCACGATCTTGACCGTGTTGGGGTTGAGCACCCCGTCATCTGCTGCGGTGTAGACGCCAGATACCGCCAGGCTGGCGTTCTTGAGCAGAAGCTCGATGGTCTTGTTGAGTGTCTTGATGTCGGGCAGGGCCGTCATCAGGGGGCCGCGCCCGTAGATCTCGCCTGCCACCTTCATGTAGCGGCTGATCACCCAGGGGCTGTACTTCTTGCGACGGTAGACCAGCTCGGTCTTGGTGACCTTGTCGATCACATGGTAGCAATAGTCGCCACGGCCATGATCGTAGATGGTGGCCTCGAGCAGCTCAACATCGTCGGTGGGTTTGTCGGCGATCTTGCGCTGCAGCTCTGGCGGGATCTTGGCGTCGGGCCACTGGCGCTGGATCGATTCGCCCTTCATCCGCATGCGGCGGTAGACATTGTCCACCTGGCCGTTCGCGCCTTCCTCGTAGCTCACCAGGAATAGCGGCACGGGAATGAAGTTGATGGGCGCAACATCGTCACCAGGCTGCACCATCATGCAGGCGGTACCCACTGCCAGGTCGAGCAGGAACTCACCCATGGCGATGTCGAAGTTGCTCTGGCGCAGCACGGCGAACATCTTTTCGCCATACAGGTCGAGGATCGCCTGGGCCTGGGGCTTGCGCTCGAGCGGGATGTCCAGGCCGGGATCGAGCTTGCACCACTTGCGCTGGGGCGGGAACACCACCGACTGCAGCCGGTTGGCGAAGCGCTGGGTGGAGTTGATCGCGGTCGAATCGAAGACGCGCTGCATCTTTTTCATGCCACTCGCGCCACCTTCCCAGACGCCATACAGCTGGCGCTGTGGCAGGGCAAATTCGTAGGCGTCCTGGTACAGCTGCTGGAACTCGTCCTTCTTGCGTTGGGCGAGATCCTGCCGCTTCATGATCTCTTCGGGTGTTAGGCGCTTGCCGCCTGGTGCGTTGGTTGCCATATCAGTCTTTCTCCAGCTTGTACTTTTCCAGCAAGTTGCGACCCTTGGCCGCGAGGCGTTGGGCAGCGGCGGCGGTGCGCGGCACGGGTTCACCCCATGCGTTGGCGGCCAGAGCCAGCCTGGTCGGCTCGCCCTTATCGTTGACCAGCGGGCCACTCGGGTTGGTGTAGAAGCGTGTCAGGAAGCTGCCCTTGCGTCTGGCGCGTTCACCAGACGGGCTGCCCTCTTTGACGCCAGGCTGCAGGTTCTTGCTCTCACCAGAGGACTCGAACTTGCGTCTGCCAGCTTCGGTCAGACCACCCTTGGGGTCTTCGTACTTGCTCACTTCATGCCCTTCGCGGCGGCCATGTTGTCCACCAGGTTGGGGTAGGGACGGCCAGCCTTTTGTGCCCGGCGCATGGCCATAGCCTTCTGGGCAGAGGTGAGCTCTTTGGGCTCGCCAAGATCCTTGGGCCTGGGCTTGTCCCAGACCTCTTTGCCATCAGTCTTCATCGTCCATCTCCTTTTTGTCGGTGATGGGCCCGCCAGTTAGCCAGGCATCACAGGTGCGGGTGCCAGCACACTTGAAGTGCAGCAGCTCGCAATAGCCCAGGTTGGCAGCCTCGATCACATCATCGTCATATCCAGCTTCCTGGCGCGGATCCTTGGCCTCGATGCCAGCCTTGATGCATTCGATCATCTGGCTGGTTTGGATGAATGCCGAGCAGTTACCGCAGCGCATGGTCTTGGCCTCTTGCTCGGTGCAATTCCAGATCACGGTCTTGCGAAGCCAGAATCCCTTTGCGGGCTCGTCTGGATTTGCAGGGCCGTACCCGTACTCCTTGAACGCGACGGTGCGGTTCTTGAGGTTTAGGTGCAGGTCATGGGTTGGCAGAGGGCACTTGTGATAGCCCTCGCCCTCCAGCTTCTTGTCTTGCAGTAGTGGTCTGGTGGCCATCACATGCTCGCGTTCTTCATCAGGCCGTCCTTGCGCTTCTTGCGCGAGCGCTCCTGCTCAGACAGCGCGATGGCAATGGCCTGATCACGGCTCTTCACCTTGTCGCCGCTGGAGCTCTTGAGCGTGCCAGCCTTGTATTCGTGCATTACCTTTTGGACTTTGTCTTGCATGTCATGCTCCTAAAGTTTGTGCTGCGCCGAGTGTTCCGGCCTGGCCAGACAGCGATGCCTCGCCACCCAGCGTCTGTGTTTTCTGACCCATGCTCTCTGGTGTTGCTGCACCCAGCAGCGGCCTGGCACCAGCGCTGCGGCCAGCCTTCTTGCTGGCTGCTTCCTTCTGCGCGGCAGTGCGTTGCATGCTTTCGATGTCTGCCTTGTTCTTGGCAGCTGCAGCCTCTTGCGCGGCCTTGGTGTCGGCGATGTCCTTCTGGATCTTGGCCTGCTCAAGCGCTGCGGCCTGGGCCTGAGCTTGCATCTCGTCTCGGATGCGCTGCTGTGCTGCCTCGTACTCGCTGGCTTGCTGTTGGATCAGCGCCTGCTCTTGCGCGGCCATTGCCTCGATCTCTGCCCTTGTCCTGGCGAATGCCTCTTCGTCAGCCTTGAGTTGCGCGGCATATGCTGCCTGCAACTGATCCAGCGTCAGGTTCGGATCATTTGGGTCGATGGCAGATGTGTTCTTGCCACCCATGTTGGCGGTGGCTTGTTGCTCTGGCGTCATCGCAACTGTTGCCATGTCAGGCCCCCATCAGCACAGCTTCGTTGCCATACTGGTTGCTGGTGACGCCGGTCTCTGGCGTCAGCCGGGCCTCAGAGAGTAGGGCACGGCGACCAGCTCGACGGCGAGCGGTCATCTGTGCGGATTCGCGCTCGGCGATCTTGCGGCGCTCGGCATCCAGTGCAGCTGCCTGGTCAGCGGCCTGCTTCTCCATCGCTGCCTTGTTCTCTGCGTACTGCTGTTGCTGTTGCGCGAGGGTGGCTCGAGCAGCATCTGCGGCGGCTTGTTGCTGGGCAGTGAGGCTTTGAAGCAGGGCCTGCTGTTGCTGTGCAGACATGCGTGCCTGCTCTAGTCCTGCAGCCGCACTTGCTCGTTGTTGGTCAAGTGCTGCGGCGTTTGCTGCTCTCGCATCTTCCATTTGTTTGAGCACCAATTCGCGGTTCTTCTGAGCTTCTGCGATGGCGGCAGCTTGTGCGGATGCTGCGGCCTCGCGTGCGGACTTGGCGTTGTCAGCAATGGCTCGAGCGGTATCCACCGTCGCGCCGATCTTGGCTCCGGTCACTGCACCAGCAGGGCCACCAACGATGAAGCCGATGGCACCGCCAACTAGAGTGCCACCAATGCTTCCTAAGCTGAAGCCAAACTCAGGAAGACCTGTCTCTGGGTTGATGCTGTTGTCCTTGTGGCCGACCACATACTGGTTCATGTTCGCGCCAGCGGCCTTGAACTTCTTTTCCAGCAGTGCCTTGATCTCAGGGTCATTGGCCAGCGGTAGCGGCAGCACAATCTCGCCTTTGGCCACATGGGCCAGCATGCTGTCTTCTTTGCGACCCTCTTCAGCCGCATCCTTTAGGACTTGTTTCTCTTCAGTGTCCATGCTCATAAATCACCCCTGTGTGTGGTTTTCAATAGATTCTATTGGGTCTTGTACGCATTGCAAGCGAACCGATACCGATGCGGTATCACGCCTCGAAAATGTTGAAGTCTGTCTTGGCCACAGCCATGCCTGGCGCTCTGCCGCCGAGCTGGTGAGTGCGGGTCATGCGGTTGTACTCGCCGCCGCCCAGCATCAGGTAGCCGAAGCTGTCGCCGATG